ATGCAAAAACGCAACGTTTCTATCGTCTTGAGAGAGCTGCTGGACCGCGACCGGATCTCCCCTACGGAGCTTCACCGGCGTACTGGCGTGCCTCAATCCACGTTGTCCCGGATCCTCAGCGGCAAGATCGTTGATCCGTCGGATAAACACATCTCGCGCATCGCCGAGTACTTCCGCGTCAGCACCGACCAACTGCGCGGGCGCGCAGCAGTGGGGGCTTTGCGCGATGACGGGCGCGACCCGATGCATTCGGAACTCAAGGATATAAGCCTGTGGGACGACGACACCCCAGTTAATGATGACGAGGTGTCGATCCCCTTTCTGCGCGAGGTTGAATTGGCTGCTGGATCAGGAAGATTCGTCATCGAGGAAAGCGAGAAGGCCAGCCTGCGTTTTGGAAAGCGCAGCCTGCGGCATAACGGTGTGCAGTTCGACCAGGCCAAGTGTGTGACGGTGCGCGGCAACAGTATGTTGCCGGTACTGCGCGACGGCGCGACGGTCGGCGTGAATGCTGGCAAAAGTGGCATCGGCGACATCGTCGATGGCGACTTGTATGCCATCAATCACAACGGCCAGTTGCGGGTGAAACAGCTCTATCGCCTGCCTTCCGGGATTCGCCTGCGTAGTTTCAATCGCGATGAACACCCGGATGAGGACTACAGCTTCCAGGATATTCAGGATGAGCAGATCAGCATCCTTGGCCATGTGTTCTGGTGGGGGATGTACGCCCGTTAACCTTCTTGTGTAAGAGAAAGCCCGCCATCGAGCGGGCTTTTTTTCGTCTCTAGAAAATCGTCAAACCCTTTACCCGTAAGGTCGGAAATGCATCCATGCATGAGCATGTTGAAAATAAATGCATTTGTGTATTGACTGTATATGCATACATGCATACTCTTCATCTCAAGCCAGCCAACAAGGCCTGGTGGAGGCGGCAAGGATGCTGCCAAGGAAGACAAGGAAGGCACGCAACATCGGCAAGGACGCCATCAGAGCGATGGCAGGGATGTCAGGCAACACCGGCAAGGATGCCGACGCTCTTTAGTTTCACAGCTTTGCAAGAACAGGCAGCGATGAACCGGCCTTAACGGTTCAGAGGGTTGGCAACTGACCCGGGTGTGCAGCGTAAAGCACCAGAAGCAGTTATCCGGCAGACAGGGATCGTGGTCGGAAAAACATTGAGGAAAGATCCGTACCGCGCCAGTAGCGCCGAAAGATCGAAGCTGGACCGCATTACTGAAAAGCCCGGGCAACCGGGCTTTTTGGAATGCCTACCTATAAATGGATTTACCCGAAAGCCGGCCCTTCGCCGGCATTGCTCAGCCAGGAGGCGTGACATGACAAACGAGCAGCAAGCGTTAGCGGAAATGCCTATCTGGCTGGTGATCGCACTGGCCCTGATCGGCGGCGTATCCGGCGAAATGTGGCGCGCCGACAAGGAGGGCGCCCGCGGTTGGTCGCTGGTCCGGCGCCTGGCCCTACGGTCCGGGGCATGCATGGTCTGCGGGGTCTCGGCATTGATGCTGTGCTACGCCGCCGGCATGTCGATCTGGACCGCCGGCGCCATTGGCTGCCTGACCGCCATGGCCGGCGCAGACGTCGCCATCGGCCTTTATGAACGCTGGGCGGCCAAGCGCATCGGGGTCAACGAAGCGCCGACGTCCCGACCGGATCAGCAGTAACTGCTGCAAGGACGCAACTGATGACACATATCGAAAAACCATCCCAACTGCCTGTAGCGATTGAGGACGCGCTGACGCGTGCCTTCCCACAATTACAGGTAGGCAACCACCAGGACTTTGCCGGCGCCGGGGATCACACCGGCGTGCTGATCAGCATGGAGCGTAACGGTCCCGGGGTTCGTTCCCCTGAAGGGCGCAAGGCGCATGTTTTGTCGGTTTCACTCAAGGCTACGGTCGCCAGCGGCGCGGCACCCTTTGACGCGTGCGACCTGGCCAGCCAATTGATGGACCTGGCCCTGGATAACCGCTGGGGCCTGCCGCCGGATCAGTGCGATTTACCCACGTCCATCGTTGCGGCGCCTTCCGGATTTTCCAGCGCTGAAACGGACTACGACACCTGGACCGTTTCCTTCACCCAAACCCTCTATCTCGGTCCGTCGTTGCTCGACGATCCCACAGGCACACCGCTGTTTGCCCGCACTTGGGAAGTCTCGGATATCGATGATCCGGATCAATACCGGCCCCTGCAGGAGTAGTCCATGTTCGACGCATTGTTACGCATGCAACTGGGGCCGATTGTCGAGCGTCTGGCGGAAATGGAGGCCCAGCTCGAAGACCTGTATCGACGCGCGGAAAGTTTCTGCCGCATTGGCGTGTGCCGGGAGGTCGACGCTGCCAGCAATACCTGCAAGGTCAGCCATGGTGAGTTGCTTACCCCGGCGATTCGATTCTTCAACCCCAGTGCCGGTGCGCAGACCGAAACCCGTATTCCATCGGTGGGCGAACAATGCCTGCTGCTCAACTACGGCGGTGGGGAAGGGGGCACGCAGTCTGTGGCACTGTTCGGACTGAACAGTAGTCTGTTTCCACCGGTGTCCAGCGTGGCCTCGCTGACCCGGCGGCGCCATCAGGATGGCACCCAAAGCGACTACGACGACGCCAGCCACACTTTCAACTGGATCAACGGCCCAACCACGTTCAGCGGTTCTCGCGAACAGGTCGACATCAAGGTCGGCGCTGCCAGCCTGACCATGAGTGCCCAGAGCATCACCCTGCAACTCGGCGCCACCGGCCTCTCGCTGGATGCCGCTGGCGTGCATTTGAGCGGCCCGGTGGTGGATCACCAGGGGCGCGTGATCAGCCGCGCATAAGGAGTTGCCATGATCGGAATCGATAGGAACACGGGGGCAGCCGTCGATGACTGGCTGCAATTCGTACAGCGTGCCACCCGAGCGCTGACCACCCCCTTAGGCACTCGTCAGAAGCGCCCGATGTACGGCTCGATGATCCCGCAACTGCTCGGCCAGAACCTCGGCGACGACCTGCTGATCCTTGCTCAAAGCCATGCCGCGCAAGCCTTCTATAACACCCAGAACGGCATTGCCGACTTTCAACCCCAGGTCATCGTCGCCACCCGCCAGGGCGCCGGTTTATTGCTGCGTTTTGCCGGCACCTGGAAAAACCGCCAACAATCCTTCGAGGTCGTGACATGAGCATGCTGATCCCAGGCCAGAACCAACTGGCGGAGCCGGCGATTATCGCGGTCGATGAATTCGAACCGCTGCTGGCGGAATTCAAGGCGTTTGTCGTCGATTACGTCGCCACCCGCGCGCCGCAAAGCGCGGCCAGACTCAAGGTCAGCCTCGACAACGAAAGTGAACTGCTGACCCAAGCGGCCGCGCAGCAACTGCTGCAAACCTACGCCGACTCCTGGCATTGCTTGGACGGCCGCGTGAACCCAAGTTGGATCGACTATGCGTTCCACAGCGCCGGTGCGTGCAACTGCAGATACTCGAGCCCTTGAGGCCGATCATGATGATTCACAAAAAACGGCCATTGTGTCGGATTTTTTGTGCCCGGAAGAAAGCAAAAAGCCCCGACAAGTTCGGGGCTTTTTGTTGGGATCGAAAAAAGAGAGGGCGACTCCAGAGGGTGCTGTAACACCCTAAGGAGACGCCAGATCGCAGATGTAGCCTGCCAGCCAGCTAAGGCCCTCACTGCTCGCGCGAGCGGGAGGGAGCCTAGCAAATAAATAAACGGACTTGCAGATGTTGAAAGAATTCAGATGTGGTAACTGCAAAAGACTTCTCGCCCGCACGGGTGGGTTTACAGAGCTCCAGATCAAATGTTCCCGATGTGGGACGTTGAATCATGTGAAGGCCACGAGCCTCGAGCAATCGCCCACGAGCGCCATACGCCCAATACAGAGGCCTGAACTTAAATCAGCTAAGTAACGGAGTTTAAAATGGAAAACGCAAATTCGGCGTCTCAAACCTTGCAAGATATTTGGACCCAAGTACAACCGGTGGATAACACCGGCATGCTTAGGCGCGTAGTTTTTGCGCAAGGCAAGTTCTATGCGGCTGGTGGCAACGGTCTTCCCACAACCACTCAGCTTGTCAGCGGAGACGCAACTGGTACAGCGTGGACCAAGCTTAAGGGCGTCGTCACCTCTGATAGCGGAAAGGTCCTCAACGACCTGTACTGGAACGGTCTTGGGACACAGCTTCAAGCCCTTTCTCAATCCGGCAATGTGGCCTACGGCAGCACAGCACGCCCTGAAAGGGCTTGGACAGACATTACGGCAACTGTTCGCGCGTCCGGAGACTTGCAAGGCGTTGTGTATTATCAGCCAATTTACGGCATTGACACGACCTGGATACTGGTTGGGTCTAATGGTAAAGTCTTTTCCCGTTATGGCGATTGGTCAGGCCAGGTGGAGCGCACTACGACCTTCAACTCTAGCGAGACTGTGTACTGCGTCAACGTCATTGGCAGTTTTGTGTTGGTTGCGGGATCGAATGGGAAGCTGCTTAGCGCTGTGAAAATGGCGACGGAAAATCCGCAATCATTTGCGACCAGAACCAGCACCTTCGGCACTAGCACCATCCTTTCCATGAAGCTTTGCAACGGGAAAATGTTTATCGTTGGTGCGGATGGCAAGATGGCATATTCATCCGATGGGCTTACCTGGACTGCTGTTGAAGATACCAGTTTCGGTGGAACCATCATCCGCGACATTGCTTACGGTAATGGCAAGTATGTAGCTGTCGGCGACGGCGGCAAGACAGCCGTTTCCGAGGATGGGATCGGCTGGGTTCAGCAAGCCAACACTTTCGCAGGAACCGATATCCGGAGCGTCGCCTACGGCAACGGCAATTTTATAGCTGTTGGTGCAGGCGGCAAGATTGCTTACTGGACTCCATGATCTTCTATCTCCTTGTAATAGAGCCCAGCCGTCGCGCTGGGCTTTTTCATTTCTGATTCAGGCTCGCCACAGGGGATGCCTGGACGCGGATAAGCCGGTAGTGCAGCGCTACGGAAAAACACCGGCAGCCCGCGCGTGCTGTTAACACCTGACTTCCAGGGTAGCGCGAGACAGGAACGGCTAGATCGATGCATTGGGGCGTCGAGGCTGGGGTTGTCTTTGGCTGATGTCGGGAAAGACCGCTAACCTACTCCTGCCGCAGTGAATTTAGATAATCCGTGCAAAACTTAGTATCGAGGATTTTCTTTGCTCGGGCTTCTTGCTCCTTTCCCGATGAGCCAGGAGGACCCAATATTTCGTTTTTTACGCCCTCAAACATCACGACTAACTCTTCTCGATTTTTCTTCATGCCGCTTTCTTTCATGTAAAGAGCGGTAGTGTTCAGCGACTTTACTATCACAACATGTTCAATATTTGGATCACCGCTCCCCGCCAAGGCGCACCGAATCATTTTTACTGCGTGCGCCTCATGGGTTTCGCAACCCTGCATATTGAGAAGAGCAACAACAGCTAGCGCTGTGAAAACTTTCCCTCTCTTCACGTTGTTCTTCCTGTGCTTGGATAAATATTTAGATTTTCCAGCTGAAGGTACGCTCTACCCGATCCAAATCTACCTTTTCAGGTCTCTGCATTGGTAGGGGCCTTTTCGTTTTCGGCTCCACCACACCCATTGCTCCAAGCTGGGAGTGGTGCTGGGGCTAACTTATTTGTACAGGTCGTACTTCGGCCACCTTTCTCTATGGAGTGGCGATGGATCCTAACGACCTGGGGCCAGGCACGTTCGCGTGGCTTGGCGGTACCGGCACTGTTCTGCTCGGTGGTCTGTTATGGCTGAGAAATTTCTCTTCAAGTCAATGTGGTTCAAGGCGTGCGCAATGGTGACGTAAAAGCCGTCGGCTCAGGCCTCAGCACCGCCGGTGGTGCCTGGGCCGGTGCCTCCGCAGGCGCCGCTATCGGCACTCTGGTTTTCCCCGGCGTTGGCACCGCTGTCGGTGGCGCAATTGGCGGTTTGCTGGGCAGTGAGGCGGGCGCCTGGCTGGGCGACAAATTGTTCAGTTCAAGTGATCGCCTGCCTGCACCCAATGCGGTGAGCAAGGAACTCAACGCGGCGCGCACGGATAACGTGCAAGTCACCCTCGCCCCGAGTATCCAGATCACCGGTGTAAACCCCGCCGATGCCCAGCAGGTCGTCAACCAGGTGATCCAGGCGCTGCAGTTCCAATGCATGCCGATGCTCACCGACAGCCTGGGCATCCGACGCAACGCGGCACTGGCCGATCCTCCAGGAGGTGACTGATGCGACAACAAATGGTGCTCGGCGACTTTATCTTTGGCTTGTCCCGAGGATTTGCCTATTCCTCGTTGATCCGTGCCAGCGACGGCGGCTGGAGTGACCTGGCGATTATTGCCAGCAAGTCGCAGTCGCGGCAGAGCGGTCAGAAGCTGGAAAAACTCACATTCAGCGGCACGGCCATGTACGGCGTAGGCATGCAGCGCTTGGACGAGTTGCGCGCGCTGCAAAACACGCGTGCGCCGTTGCCTTTGGTTGACGGCATCGGCCGTAACTGGGGCTTGTGGCGGATTAATTCGGTGGTGGAAACCCAGAGCAATGTGATCGATGACGGCACCGCTATGGTCATGGCCTGGACGCTGGAGTTAGAGGAATTCGTCAATGCGTAGAGTGCGAAGTATCGCCGGTGATTCGGTCAATCTGTTGCTTTATCGGGAGTTGGGCCGTTGCGATGACGCAGCGGAAGAAACCCTCTGGCGCCTGAACCCCGAGCTTGCCGAATATGGCCCGGTGCTACCGGCCGGCGTGTGGGTGATCGTGCCGGAATTGCACGCTCGGTCAGGTGCTGTGCGACCCGTTTTGGCCTGGGATTAAGGAGGCTGCATGGCACAGGGATTTACGCCTATCGTCGAGTTTTATGGCGCCAACGCGGCGCTGCTCAATCAACGCCTGATGCGCTGGAGCCACACTGACGCTGCGGGCATTGAGAGTGACCGGCTGGAGCTGACCCTCAATATCGAGGGGCTGGACGGCCTGCCCACTCTGAACGGCAAGACCGGCTTGCGTGTCGGTTACCTGGAATCGGGGTTGGTGGAGAAGGGCGAGTTTGTCGTCACCCAACGGACCCCGGTGCTGTTTCCCATGCGCTTGATGATCGTAGCCACCGCAGCGCCCTTCAGCGTGGTCGATGCAACGGGTTACCGCCAGCGTCGATCCGCCAGTTACGGTCCGACCACCCTGGGCGCGCTGTTTCGCCGACTGGTCAGTCGTCACGGCTATTCACCGCGAGTGGCGCCAGCGCTGGAGGGGATTGCGATCGCGCACATCGACCAGTCCAACGAAAGCGACATGGCGTTCATTTCGCGCCTTGCCCGACTCTATAGTGCGGTGACCAAACCGTTTAACGAACTCTATGTGTTGGCCGAAGCCGGCCGAGTCAAGTCGCTCTCCGGCCAGCTACTGCCGGAAGTGAAGCTGTCCGTGACGGATGATAACCGCCCCGGTGAACAGAGCTTCATTACCGCCAAACTCGACGAAAAATCCCGCTCGAAATACGAAGGCTGCCGCGCCAGTTGGTGGGATGCCTCAGCCGGCAAGCAGCGCGTAGTCCAGGTGGGGAACGCCCCGTTCAAAACCTTACGCCAACGCTACCAGAACGAAGCCGAAGCCCGCGCCGTTGCCGAAGGCGAACTACGCCGTGTGGGGCGTGAAAATTTAAAGTTGCTGATCGATTGCCCGGGCAATCCATTGTTGGCCGCGGAAGGGCTGTTAGTGCTGGATGAGAGCTGGCCGTCCTATATGCAGGGGCGATGGTCGATAAGGCAGGTGGTTCATGTCGGCGATCCGGCGACGGGATACCGCAGTTCGATTACGGCCGGTGGGTTGTCGAGATAGCTACTTTTCGAGAGTAAAACCAATGGTGATAACACTCCCCCAACTGCTTGGCGTTATGCCGGATGCCCGCCTTAGAGCGGGCCTTTTTTTAGCGCCCTTGAATGCGGCTTTCGTTCGTTTCGAGATCAACCGTGCGAAGCGCATCGCCGCCTTCCTCGCCCAGATTGGCCACGAATCCGGCGAACTGCGTTACGTCCGTGAACTGGGCAGCGATCACTACCTGAGCAAATACGACACCGGCAGCCTGGCCGCGCGCCTGGGCAACACCTCTGAAGCGGATGGCGATGGTCAGTTGTACCGGGGCAGGGGGCTGATCCAGATCACCGGTCGGCGCAATTACCTGGCATGCAGCCAGGCGTTGTTTGGTGATGATCGTCTGTTGAGATATCCCATGTTGTTGGAGCAACCACAATGGGCGGCTGAGTCGGCCGCCTGGTTCTGGCAGAGCAATGGCCTGAATGAGCTGGCAGACAAGGATCAGTTCACCGCCATCACACGGCGGATCAACGGCGGGTTGAATGGGCTCGAGGATCGCTTGCGATTGTGGGCGCTGGCGAAGGCGGTGTTATGCGCTTCCTAGGGGCTTGGCGATTGATCGGCGTTTGCCTGTTAGTGGCGGTGACCTGGCAAGTACAGGCTTGGCGATTGGGGGCGCAGTTGGAGCGGCAAGCGGCTGTCCATGCCCAGGCGCTCAGTCAACAAACCCAGGCAGCCCTGCGCCAGCAACAGGTACAGCAGGACAAACGGCTGGCCCTGGAGCAACAGCTCAGTGCCAGCGCCCAACACCATGCTCGGGAGTTAAGCGATGCGCAACATAACCAGGCTGCTCTGCGCGACCGCCTGGCCACTGCTGATGTGCGGTTGTCAGTCCTTCTCGACGCAGCCGAGCCCGCCAGTGGCTGTGCAATGCCAACCGCCGCCACCGCCGTCCGCGTGGTTCATGCAGCCGCGCGAGCCCGACTTGACCCGGCGCATGCTCAACGAATTATCGGCATCACCGATGCCGGCGACCAAGGACTGATCGCCTTGCGCGCTTGCCAGGCTTATGTGCGCGCTGTCACCCGCTAATCTCTTGTTCCCGTCTGTCGCTTGCATGAGCGATTTGCTCCTGTAGGGTAGGCAAACCCCCGCCCACTTCTGGAGACCGTC